TCATTCGTTTATAGGTTGATTGCCTAAATCGAATATCTTCTTTAGTTTGTCAAACATAGTATATGGTTATGTTATAATTAAAATCATTATATTGTTTATAAATTACTTATCAAGCTATATCTCTTCTCAAAACTCTAATATACCTTCAGCTTCTCATCTCATTATAATGTTGATTATTTAATAAATTTATTGTATCTAGCTGTTAGCTGGATAGTACCTACTACAGCTGATCAATTACCTATATTAAATGGTATTACTTCTCAACCTATAGGCTGTATCATTTCTACTTCACCGTCTAAGGTATAATTCTTATCAAAAGCACTAATTATATCATCCATAGCCTTATATAATATATTGACTGCAACTTCTCTACCTTGACTTCCTATCTCTTGAAAAACATATAGATCAAAAGTAAGGTTTCTCTCATTGTTGCAAGTATCTCTTATTTCTCACTCTAAAGATACTAATTCAAAACTTGCATAAGGATATCAATTGTTCTCTAGTGTGTGATAAGGGTATACTTCTACCAAAGGTTGTCCTGTACCTTTTAATTTGTCTAGCTCTGTCTTAATTGCTGTATTAATTGTTTCTATATCTGCCATAATTATTTAGCTAAGTCATCTAAAAAGTTTTCCATATCTCTTTCAAATATATTGTATATTCTTCTTTGCTCTTGACTTATAGATCTACTGAAAAAGTGTTGATTTGCTTCGACATAAGGTCAATACTCTCTGAAATTCCTTAATCTACCGTCTAAATCTTTAAATTTAGTCTCATATGAGTTCCTTAAAAGCCCAGTATCTACTGGAGTATTCCTTTTAGCTGTCCTTTCTACTGTAAATATAGACTTTCTAATAGACTTATTAAGCACTTTTTTTACAGACATCTCCCCTATTTTCCTTAAAAACTCGTCCAAACCTTTAATTTCTTGTACTTTTAGCTCCATTATTCATTTTTATTTAGTAAAACTTGTGTTCTACCAAAGCTTGTACCTTTAAAATCCGCTACTCCTTTAACATCATATTCTATTCACTCTATTTCTAGTCTGTCTCATTCTTTTATATCGGCTCATTTATCTGTATGAAATCTATACACTTTCCCAAAAGACCCTAGCTCTTCTGTCCTATCTATACTTTGTGCTTTCAAAAAACCCTTATATGTATTACCTGTATCTACATATCCAGACTTACTATATCAACTATCATCTACATAATCTTGTCTCAACACTTTAGCTACTCTAGTGTCTTTAGTAAACATCTTTATAATTATTTAAAATAGCTAAAACATCATTACTTATATTCTCGCTTTCAAAAGTAATGCTATCGCCTGCTACTGTCTCTCTTTGTATTCCGTCTGAGTTTATATTATTGAAATATCTACTTGCTATTTTAAGTGTAGCTAACTTTAAGTCAGAAGGTATACTTGTATATCCAGCATTGTAAGATATTCTATAATTCTGAAATCATCTATGTTTATAAAAAGTTAGAAAGATTTTACCAATATCTGGATCTAACTCATATCTACTTTTATCTAACTCTACCCAATCAGCTACATCTAATGTTCACTCATTATACTCAAATGATGTTATACTATTAACTGGATAATTATCTAATAATATATATTTTTGTCAATCACCATTTTTAATATCAATATAATCATCCGCTTCTATATTTTTACCTAGATAGCTCTTAACCCAATCATTAGCACTATCTACAAAAATTTGTAATAGATCATCTTGATCTGTTCAACTTATACCTAAATATGTTTTCAATTCTGCTAATGTAATCATTTGTTAGACTTATTTTCTAAAATAGCTTTGTTAGATCTTCACTCAATCTGTTTAACTCTACTCTTATGATAGTCAGCTAAAGATTTATCTATATATACCACTTCTCATCTCTTATACGGTCAGAAAGTTTGTGTAATCTTTACTTTAACCTTACCTTTCCTTGTCATTTCTTCTTTTAAGCGTCTTTCTTTTTCTGGCTTTACTATTTCCTTATTAGATTTGTCTTGTCTTTCTGTTTGCTTTTTATTTTTGCCTGTGCTTCGTATCTTTTTCATAATTATAGGATTATGTTATAAAAGCAATTAGTAAACAATATACAACGGAGTTATACTCCGTCATATATCGGTTTGCTAACTACTAACTAGCTGAACCATTTGTAATCTTAACGAATGCATCACCGAAAGTCACTTTACCACCAACTCTTTGGTTAGATTTTAGACTTTGGATATCTGCTTGCCAATCACCTGTTCTATATCCCCTTTCTAGTGAGATACCTTTTCTTCTAACTAATGCGAAGTATTCCATATCACCTAGTAAGATTGAAGTTGCATCTGCTACATCTTCTGTTGAATCTTGTACTGGTGCTTTATCAGATACTTCCACATCATAACCCCATAATTTAGGTTCTGGTTGTCTTAGTTCTGGATATAGGAAACTACCATCAGTAGTTTTAAGTTGCATCAATTTACCTAGTGTATATTGAGACATTACCCATTTCATATTGCTTGCCCTTCTTTTGTATTTCTTAGGTATACTCATAACAGCTTCAACTAATGTATCGTCTGTTATATCTCCTACAGTTTCAGTTGCATCTAATGTCACTTCATTAACATCAGAGTTAACTAATATACCTTCAATAGTTTCATTAGATGATATTGTACCATTAAGGATTTTATCTTCTAAGAACTCAGCTTGACTTTCTCCTATAAATTCAACAATCAAGTTGTATAGATCTGGAGTAGTCATAGTATCATCTAGCAATTCTTCAGTCATACTAGTCATAGTTATAGCTTTTGCTATATCTATAGATATTTCTGAAGTTGTTGGTTTAGTAGGATCACCATAATCAACTGCTTCACCTTTGAAAGAAGTTGTAATACCTTGTACTGCTTTAGGTAGTGTTAGTTTATTACCTTTAGCAAGGTTATATACTTTTACAGCATCTACTACTGAAAAGTCGTTTATAACTCTCAATACATCTGTTTCGAATTGTTCAAATACAAATTCAGCTCCTTCTCCAGCTGTTCCTTCATCCATAGCTTTAATTTCTTTTCTAGCTATTCTATCAAATCCAGCTTCTGTATTTACTCATCTATTCCAAACTTTTTTTACAATGTTTACCATAGCTTTTTGTGCAAATGCTTTCTTGTCTTTTGCACTAGCTCTGTTGCTTCTCTTGAATTTCTTAATTTCAGATTTCACATCTTCTAGTTTTTCATTGTAATCTTTCATTTTCTTTTCTGTCACTGTATCTACAATCTCTGGTAGATTTTTCTCTAGTTGGTCTCCTATTACTTTCTCTATATTTTCTGTCATAATAATAAATAATAAATTATAAAATATCTACAACTTTTTTAAATTGTGCAAGGCTGTTGCAGTAGCCTTATTAATGATCTGCAGGATTTCTTTCTTAGCTTTAGCATCAGCCGCCTGCTTATCAATCTCAGTATCTGCTTTGCTATCAGCAAGAGATTTAATCATATCTTTCATTTCAGATATTTCAGCTTTTAACTGTTTAATATCTTCTTTCATATCTTCTTTCATATCATCTTTATCTACTTCTTTAATAAGTCATTTATCCTTAGCTTCTTGATAGGTTTTCTCATCTAAGCTAACCGCATTTGGATTAGCAGGCACTGCTACAAAACTTACTTCTAATAGCTCTGCTTTCTCTATCACATTAGGATCTTCTTTACTTCTCTCTATAGGTATAAATCATACACTAACCGTTTTTAGCATTCACTCATTATATAAATCTTTTATGATCTGAGCTTTTGGATTAGTCTTACTAAATACCCCTTTTAATTTCTTCACTCCGTCTTCTGTATAAAAGTTCATACCCTTTCATACTATATCTTCTACTTTATAGCTATGATTGACTAAGATAACTGGATTTTTCTCCCAATTCTTAGTGTCCCAGCCTTCTACTTTTATTTGTTCGTTGTCTCTATCTGTATCTTCTGTAGTTGCAACGACTTCAAATGTAAATTCATCATCCATCTCCTGCTTAAGTTCTACTTCGGATACAGCTTTTTTTAACTTATCTGCTAAATCTTTTGTATATAACATATTGGTTATTTATAAATTAAACTGTACCGTCAACATATTCATCTACTGTGTTTGTTAGTGTGATATCAACCGCACTATCAACATCTTGATCATACATACCTTTGTAAGTTATAGTTTGCTCAACAACTTCATCGTTCCCTTGTGTTTTGTCAAACTCTGTCATACTTGCAAAAGGTAGATCTATTCTTAAGCCTGGATTGTCACTTTCACCTATTGTTTTCTCTGTGTCTATTAGTTCAAATCTTATAGCCCTTTCTGCTCCGTCTAATACATAGTTTTTATAATCTTCGTTTTCGTATCTCAAGGTAAAGCTACCTTCTATTGCGAATTGGTTGTTGATATAATCATTTACATCTTTAGATCCTAAACAAAACTCTTCGCTTACATTTCTTTCAAAAGTAATTTCAAAACTTTGTAAACAAACTGCATTACTTGCTCCTAGTCCTGCTGTGCTTACAGCTGTTTTAAAGATACTGTGTCTAGATAATAGTTTATGATCTACATCATAGCTAACAGTGTGTGTTGTTGTCTCTCCTGGTTTAGCCATAAATGTTACATCAAATGTTGCTTGTTCTCCTTGCTCTGCACTAATAGTCATACTTGATATAGTACCAAGTGCAAACTGATAGTCATCTTCTCAAGGTTCATTAGTACCTATAGTCAATGTCTTCCCTTGATTTGTCTCGTTTAAAGAGAAGTCGTGTGTATAAGCACCAACACTAGCTTCTGAACTAGATACCGCACCCAAAACACCGTATAGAAGATATCCTATACTATTAGCTTCTATATTACCACTCATATCACCTTCAGCCCATCTTTGTACTACAAAACTATCTCTACTGTCCACTATCGTACCAATAGAACTCTCGTCCTGTATAGTCTCGTTAGTTTCTTGAAAGGATAGATCAGTTTTAGGCATCCAATTTTGTATTTCTACGGCTGTTCATCTTGTGTCTTCTAGCCCTAGTCCAATATTTATCTGTCTTCCTATATATTTTGCCATTCTTTATTTAAATAAGTTGTAAAACATACTTTACAAAATTATAATATTCTTTTTAAAATACTATTCAAGCCCTTTTATCCGACGAACAATTCTATTTCTGCGTCTTTCGTGAAAAAACTTGATATACCATACCTGCTGGCATCTATACCGTGGTTAAAAAGGTCTATAGGCTTATCTAATGGATCACCTTTCTTATCCTTAGCCCAAGTATAGTTGTTAAACTCTTTAATTAGATTAGAACTATGGCTTGTCACTCTTAAGTTGAACTGTTTCATTAATTGTATACCGTTGACAATACTATCTTTTCATTTCTTGCAAGGATATATGTTGAAACCTGTTTTGTATATCTCTTCAATAGCTTCCGGTCTAGCATTATCTCACACTATATCTACATAATCATCCACTCCTTTCTCTTTCATAAGCTTACACAGCTCTTGATTAGTCATCTGACTTTGATATATAACTTCATCTAGTATTAGATCATTGTTATACTCATATATTGCTATTAAAGCACTAGGATCATTATATCAAAAGTCTAATCAATACCCCTTCAACCTAGCTTCTTCTGGTATATTTTCTATAGTAGTATAATCAAAAATCAAACCATCTACTGCTTGTCAAGGCTCTCATAAGGCATATATCTTATACATATTCTCGTCTTGTTCTTTCAGTCTTTGCATAACCTTTTCATATCTATCGTGTCATACAAATCTATTGTCTTTATAGGTGCTATGTAAACATTCTACATCTTCTGTATCGCCGTGATTTCGGAACTCTTTTATAAGTCGGTGTTCTGCTGATATAGGATTGAAGGTGCAAGTTATTTGTAAGTCACTCTCTCATCTAAGCCTAAGATCTAACTGGTCAAAGTCTGCCTTAGTTAGCTCAGTTGCTTCTTCTATCCACACTCTAGTTGGATTACTCACAGATTTGACTTTTTCTGGATCGTCCATACCAAAAAACAGGATATTACTTCCTGTTATCTTGTTTTTTATTTCTAAAGGACTTTTCGTCCGTTTAAAATCTCCTTCTAGTCATCGCTCTTTTATTACTGTTAGAAGTTCATTATACATACTGTCCTTAATTGTCCTTTTAACTTTTCTTACCGCTAGTAGTTTATTACCCTGTTCATAAGTTTTGATTATTTCTTTTTGTGCTTCAAACCTACTCTTACCACTACCAGCTCATCACATCATTATTATATACCTCTTATCGTTGTTTAATAAGGGTATATACTTCTTGTTATACAGCTTTGGATTACTAAAATCTCTAATCATATATATTTTATCTATAATGTCAATACGGTAGTGTCTTATCTCTCACTAGGGACAAAGTAGATAAACACTCCTACATAATGCGGACTTGACTTTTTATATATCTATGGTGTCTTTCTCTTTTCTCTCCACTACAAGCATATCTATCATAATAGTGTTTCCGTTCTCATCTGTCATATACACAGGCTCTAGTGTGTGTTTGTCTCGGTCTATTCGTGCATTTATATAGGCTTTTCATACACTCTCTGTTCATACTAATATATCTATATCCCTATTCATCGTCTTCTATGTTAGGTAGCTTAACTGTTATATCACTCTCTATAGTTGTGTTCTGGTCTATATTCTGTTTAGTACTGAACTCTTCTCTAGATTTTCTTTCTAGCCATTCTTTGCTAGCATTATAGTCACCTTCTTCTATCTTATCA